AAACTTTTAAGATAGGGAAAAATCATGGCTATCGTTAGCAATACATTCCTGACTTACTCTGCAAAGGGTATTCGGGAAGATCTTAGCAATGTGATCACAAACATTGCACCTGAAGAAACGCCTTTTCAGTCCAACATTGGACGCGAAACTGTGACCAATACTCTGTTTGAATTTCAAACAGATACTTTGGCCGCAGCCGCTGCCAACGCCCAGCTTGAGGGTGACGATGTTGCATCTTTTGATGCCGTGGTCGCCACTGTGCGAGTGCAGAACTACTGCCAGATTAGCCGCAAGACTATTGTCTTGTCAGCCACTGAAGAAGTGGTGAACAAGGCGGGCCGCCGAAGCGAACTGGCTTACCAGATCGCAAAGCGTGGCTCTGAACTAAAGCGTGACCAAGAATTCATCATGTTGTCAAACACTGGTGCAGACGCTGGTAACTCAACCACTGCGCGTAANACTGGTTCTTTGNTGGCCATCTTGAAGACCAACATTGATTTTGATACCACGAATGGTGCAAACCCAACTTACACCACGCTGCCAAGTGTTGCCCGTACCGATGGCACTGCACGCGCCTTCACTGAAACCATTCTCAAGAATGTGATTCAGAAAGTGTGGACTGCTGGCGGCACGCCAAAAATTCTGATGGTTGGCCCTGTGAATAAGCAGCGCGTTTCTGGCTTTGCTGGTATTGCTTCAAGCCGATTCAATGTTGACGGCGGTGCAAAGCCCGCCACATTGATCGGTGCAGTTGACATTTATGTCTCTGATTTTGGCAATGTGTCTGTGATTGCCAACCGCTTCCAGCGTGAGCGTGATGCGTTTGTGCTTGATCCTGACTACGCNAANATGGTNGTGNTGCGCCCTTACCAGCAGATCGAACTGGCCAAAACAGGCGATGCCGACAAGCGCATGCTCATCGTTGAGTACGGCTTGAAAGTGACAGCAGAAAATGGTCATGGCTTGGCCGCCGACTTGACTACTTCTTAATAGTAAGCAACGGGAAGGGCCAGAGAAATCTGGCCCTTTTTTAAATGATTGACAAAAGACTATTTAGCGAAAACAAAGATCAAGGCATCACCCGCTACTGGCATGAGAATACTAATACCGGCGATGTGACCATTGAGACTGAGCAAGACATCACGGCAGTCATTGAGGCCAACAAGGCCGTCTACAACGCTGTGGACGGCAACGCCAACTGGAATGGAGAGTGGCACTTGGTGGCATCCATACCCGAGGCTCTCTATTACAAGATGAAAGCTGAAGGCAAGATCGATGATCAGGAGTACATGAAGCGGTGGCTCAACGACTCCGACAATCAGTTCTTTAGAACACGACCTGGGAAAGTATGAACTACATTGCGGTCTGCACTCCAGCACGGGACATGGTTCACACCATGTACAGCTACGACTTGGTGAACATGGTCGCGTATCACACGATCAACACCAATGACGCTGTGAGCCTCAAGATCTCTCAAGGCACATTGATTGCCAACCAGAGGGCAGAGTTGTCACTGGACGCAATGGCCGAGGGCTGCACCCACATCCTGTTCATTGACTCTGACATGCGGTTTCCGCAAGACATGATTGAGCGCCTTTTGAAGCATGACCTAGATATTGTGGCGACCAACTGCGCACGGCGTAGAATGCCCACTGGCCCGACAGCGCAACTGTACAAAGAGAACGGCGAGAGGGAATTAGTCTGGACAATGCCAGAGTCCACCGGCCTGCAAGAGGTGGGGTCTGTGGGTATGGGCGTGATGATGATCAAGCGCGAGGTGTTTGAGGCACTGGCCGAGCCTTGGTTTGAGACGCCTTGGCGCATGGACAAACGAGGCTATATCGGTGAGGATGTTTTTTTCTGTCAGAAAGCAGCGGCTGCTGGCTTTAAAATATGGATTGATCACGATGTCTCCAAAGAGATTGGCCACATCGGAACTTTTGAATTCAAGCATGACCACACCTGGGTGATGAAAGAAATAAAGGCAGTCTGATGGCACTAGCAACCTACACCGACTTGAAGGCATCTATTGCAGACTGGCTCAATCGGTCAGACCTGACGGCGGCTATTGCTGACTTCATCAGCCTTGCAGAAGCGCAGATGGAGCGCACACTGCGCACCAGGCAGATGATTGTGAGAGCCAATGCCTCATTTAATGCCGAGTACGGCGCAACGCCCAATGACTTTTTGGAGGTCAAGTCCTTCAAGCTCAGTGGCACTAATCCAGTTACCCCGCTGTCGTTTATGACGATAGATGCGCTGGATGCAGAGGCCACAAAATTCACAGCCAGCGGCAGGCCAAGTTTCTTTGGTGTGGTTGGCCAACAATTCAGACTTGTACCAACACCAGATTCCAACTACGCGACTGAGTTGACATACTACGCAAAAATAAGCAAGTTGTCGGCATCGGTGGCCACCAACTTTATTTTGGAGTCCAGCCCAGACGCCTATTTGTACGGAAGTCTGCTGCAAGCTGCGCCATACCTTCAAGATGACAATAGAATTCAGGTGTGGGCAAGTTTGTACGAGCGTGCCTTGACTGATTTGCAAGTCGCTGATGACCGAGGTGCGACATCAGGCGGTGCATTGATTACCCGTGCAAAAACTTTTGGATAAATATGATTACGACCACCAAAGGCGATATGGACGAGGCGCTGCTTGAAAAGCGTGAGGGTTCAACCGATAACGATACCGAGACAACGACTTGGGTCGAGTACTGGCTGGGCGAAGAGTTGGTGCATCGATCCGTCCACATGGCGCTCAAGCGCGGTGTTTTTGCTGATGGCATCACTGAACAAATTTAAGGGAATAGATCATGGCAAATACTCAGGCAATGTGTACCAGCTTTAAAGGTGAGCTGCTTGTCGGTCACCACAACTTTGGCACGGGCGTGACCCGTGGCTCTACTGCTGCCGACACCTTCAAGGCTGCGCTGTACTTGGCCAGCGCCACTGTCAACGCCGCCACCACAGCCTACAGCGCCACCAATGAGGTATCAGGCACTGGCTACACTGCCGGCGGCGTCACAGTAACATTTGGCACGGCGCCAAGCACCAGCGGCACTACAGCGTTTGTGACACCCAGCGCCAGCATCACTTACTCTGCTGTCACGCTGTCCACGGCGTTTGATGCTGTCCTGATCTACAACAGCACGCAAAGCAACAAGGCGGTCAGCGTCCACACCTTTGGCTCACAGACAGTGACCGCTGGAACATTCACGCTGACCATGCCAACCAATGACGCCAGCACCGGCCTGATCCGGCTGGCTTAAAGGGGCAGCAGCATGGCTGCTTATGGGTCGGGCTACTACGGCCTTGGTGCTTATGGCATAGGCAATGTTGTCATCAGTGGCAACCAGGCGACTGGTGCTGCTGGTAACTTGCTGGCCGATAGGTCTGTCCAAGAAGACGGAACGATTGCCACAGGCAATGTCGGCACAGTCGGTCTGACTGTATCCACTGCCATCACCGGCAATGCGGCCACATGCGCTGTCGGCTCGGTCTTGGCAGCATCAAGCCAAGCAGTCACCGGCAATGCGGCGACTTTGGCAGTTGGCAGCGTTACCCCGAGTCTTGTATTTGCTGCCACCGGCAACACGGCCACAGGCTCTGTCGGCTCTGTCAGCGTCACCAGCACGAAGGCGGTCACAGGCAACAGCGCCACGGGTGCTGTGGAAACGATGCCGAGCGAGGTCATCACTTTCCAAGCAATCACGGGTAATGGCGCAACGGGATCAGTTGGCAGTGTCAGCAATATCATCACGATTGCCTTGACAGGCAACAACGCCACAGGGTCTGTCGGCATCATCTTTGGCTTTGGCTGGGGCGCGATACCGGACAGCGCAGAAACTTACACACCGATCAGCGACAGTGCAGAAACTTGGGTCGCAATCGTTGATAATTCAGAGACTTGGACACCTATTTAGGAGTAACGCATGGCAGATACCACCACCACCAACCTACTGCTGACGAAGCCAGAGGTAGGCGCATCGACAGACACCTGGGGTACAAAGATCAATACCGACCTGGACTCGGTGGACGCGATCTTCACCGCCAACGGCACTGGTACAAGTGTTGGCTTGAATGTCGGCTCTGGTAAGACGCTGAGTGTGGCTGGTACTTTAAGCGTCACTGGATCGGCAACAGTTATTGAGTTTGCAGATGGATCTGCCGCTGCACCATCTATCACCAACGATGGAGACACCAACACAGGCATCTTCTTCCCTGCCGCTGACACCATTGCTTTTGCTGAAGGCGGGGTAGAAAGAGCCAGAATTAACAGTTCGGGAAATTTAGGTTTGGGCGTTACTCCTAGCCCGTGGGATACCTTTACCGCGTCTTTTCAAATTGATGGCGCATCTTTAAGTGGTCTTGGGGCTAATAACACCGCTTTAGCAAGTAACGCTTACTACCAAGGCGCATGGAAATATTACGGCACAGGAAGCGCAAGTCTTTATCAACAAAACGCTGGGCAACATGCTTGGTCTGTAGCGGGTTCAGGCACAGCAGGTAACGCAATTAGCTTCACGCAGGCGATGACACTCGACTCCAGCGGCAATGTGGGGATTGGGACTAGTTCGCCTGATGACATTACCTCTGGTTACACAACTGTTGATGTTCGTGGAAGTACTGGTGGTGGTTTGCGTCTTGGTGTTGCTGCTGGCAACAACATGGCTATCTATGCCAGTGCCACCACTTCAGTCATTGAGGCCGCTAGTTCTGCTGCATTGCAGTTTGTAGTTAATGCATCAGAACGCGCCCGTATCGACTCCAGCGGTAACTTGCTGGTGAACACCACAAGCAATACATATTCTTCAAGAGCAGTTTTCTTTAATGCGTCTAATACAGTTATACATAGTGAAACAGGCTCAACTGGTACATCTAACCAAATTTTATTTATTAATCCAAATGGTATTGTTGGTTCTGTTACTACCAATGGTTCTGCAACACTTTACAACATCACATCTGACCAACGCTTAAAAGAAAACATTGTTGACTCTCCTGCGTTTGGTAGCGTTATTGATTCCATTAAAGTGCGTAGCTACGATTGGAAATCAGATGGCTCACATCAGCGTGCGGGTTTTGTTGCTCAAGAACTTGTGACTGTTGCACCAGAGGCAGTACACCAACCCACTGATACAGAAGAAATGATGGCTGTGGACTANTCNAAATTAGTCCCAATGCTTGTTAAAGAAGTTCAATCTTTACGCGCTCGTGTAGCAGCACTTGAATCTATTTAACCNAAAGGAACAACCATGGAACTCACGATCAACCAACTCAACCGCGAAGCCTCAACCGGCATCATCACCACAGTCCACTGGAGCGCATCCAAGACATCTGGTGAGCACACAGCATCCAGCTATGGCTCTATTGGCCTGACTGCTGGCGACACAGTTATCCCGTTTGCCAATGTCACTGAGGCCAATGTGCTTGCATGGCTTGGCGCGGCGCTGGACATGACGGCAATGGAAGCCGCACTTGATGCACAGCTTGCTGCCTTGGCTGCACCTGTGGTGCTTGACGGCCTTCCTTGGGCGGCGGCATGAACCAAATAGACGCAACGGACGCCAAGCTAGCCACGCACGAAGAGATTTGCGCGATCAGGTACGAGGCCATTCAAAAGAGCTTTGAATCAGGCAGCAAGCGCATGAGCCGCATTGAGTACATCCTTTACGCGCTGATTGCGGTCACTTTGCTCGGACCAGGTTTTGCTGCCGAGATGTTAAAGAAAATCCTTATGTAATCATGGACGCGCTGCCGCCACCACCGCCAGTGGCGCAAGCACCGGCCCCAGTTTATGAATGCGTCAGGTGGTCATGGTCATCTGATAGGCTCTTGGTTTGGTGTTTAAAGTGGCGGGAAAAAGGTAAGCCAGAGCCTAAAAAAGTTTCAGAGGTACAAAGCCAATGGATCCCGTAACCTGCTTACTCGCCATCAGTTCAGCTGTGAAGCTAGTAAAGACGGCCGCGAAAACCGTGCAGGATTTAGAATCCCTCGGCCCCGTACTTGGCCAGTTCTTCTCAGCCAAGGCAGACGGCATAAAGGTTCTTCAACAGGCCAAGACCAAGGGCTTTAAAGGTTCTTCAATGGGCAAGGCCATTGAGCTAGAGCTTGCACTGGAACAGGCCAGAGAATTTGAGGAGCAGATTAAGGCTCTATTCTTTCCAAACAAGATGGATGTCTGGGCCAAGATCGTGGCCCGTGCTGCCAGCATTGACAAAGAGGCGGCGCATGATGCACGGCGTGAGCGCGAGGCGGCAGAGAGGCGCAAGAAGGAGCTTGATGAGCTAACTACGCTTGTTCTCATGGTCTTAGTGCTAGGTGCGCTTCTGGGATTTTTAGGCTGGCTGATTTTTGAGGTGATAAAGGAATGCGGAGGCCGCTGCTGATGCCAACTGATGAACGCCTGAACCTAGTTGACAAGGTGCTGGCCTATGTGTCCAGCCCGTTTCGGTTGTTCGCAATGGTGTTGATGGCGGTGCTTACCTTTGCAGGGTACTTTGTATATACAAACCAAGAGTTGCTAATTGGCGCTTACAAGGAGTCAAGAAAGATCCCCAGCATTGCAGAGGATCGGGTGGAGGATGCGGCAGCGCATCTGTTCAAACAGTCTGGTGCGCTGGTGGTGGCGGTCTTCAAAGTCAATTCAATGTTTGGCACTCGCATCCTGCATCGGGCTTATGGGAAGAATGGACGGGACAAAACAAACGATGGGCTGGATGTAGGGTTGTTTAGCCAGAACCAAGCCAACAATGCAGATGTTATTAAGTTGATGGCAAACGAGATTCCTTGCGGAGAATATCGTTCAGCACAAAGCGAAATGGGTCTGTGGTACATAGCAAGGGGTGTGGCGTACACATGCCGTATTTCAGTGCCACCAGAGCCAGGGCGCTTTGTCGGACAGATCACAGTCGGCTGGGCTAGCCAGCCTGAAGACATGGAGAGCACCCGCGCCATGTTACAAATTGCAGCAACAATGCTTTCAAGGAGTAAACAGTAATGGATTGGCTTAAACAAATTGCACCAACGATTGCCACGGCAATGGGTGGCCCACTGGCCGGCATGGCAGTGTCGGCTATCTCCAAGGCCATTGGTGTTGACCCTGACAAGGTGGGCGACCTGATCTCCAACAACAAGCTGACGGCCGAGCAGATTGCTCAAGTCAAGATTGCCGAGATCGAACTGCAAAAGCAAGCGCAAGAGCTTGGCCTCAACTTTGAAAAGCTAGAGGTCGAGGACAGGAAGTCTGCGCGGGAGATGCAGGCCACCACCCGCAGCCTGATGCCACCGCTACTGGCTGGCTCTGTCACTGTCGGCTTTTTTGCCATCATGACGCTGATGTTTTTCAACAAGCTAGATGACAGCAACCCTGCCATCTTGATGATGCTGGGCAGCCTTGGCACGGCATGGACGGGCATCATTGCCTATTACTTTGGATCATCCGCTGGCTCACAAGCCAAGACCGATTTACTCTCTAAGGCAGGGCCAGTGAAATGACCGAAGACCAGCTTGTCGAAATGCACATTGACCCGTCATGGCTTGAGCCACTGACGGCAGCGTTTACGAGGTTTGAGATCAACACACCAGAACGCCAAGCGGCATTTATCGGCCAGTGCGCCCATGAGTCGGCCAACTTCAAGACCCTGCAAGAAAACCTGAACTACAGCGCCAAGGGCTTAAACGCCACATGGCCCAGCCGATTCCCGTCTGAAGCCGAGGCGCAGCCATTTCACCGCCAGCCTGAGAAGATAGCCAACAAGGTCTATTCTGGCCGGATGGGCAACCTAGATGAGGGCGATGGCTGGAAGTACCGTGGCCGTGGCCTGATCCAGTTGACTGGCAAAGACAACTACCGGCTGGCCTCAGATTCCTTGGGGGTGGATTTTGTCAAAGACCCTGACCTTGTGCTGACCAAAGAATATGCAGCCCTGACAGCGGCTTGGTACTGGAACAAGCGCGGCCTAAACAAAGAGGCAGACGCCAAAGACTTTACAGGCATGACAAAAAAGATCAACGGCGGCGTGATCGGCTTGGCCGACAGGGTGGCGCACATCAACACGGCACTTGGTGTTTTGACCGCATAAGGTGAAATAATCACCTCATGGCCAATGTCAAGCAACAGTTAGAAGTTCCGTCTATACCCTCTTTGGGCTTTGCGCCCCAAGCGTATGAGCGCAGGTACTTTGCCGAAAACAATGGTGCGCTAAACAGCTACTTTCGCAGACTCATCAGCACCTTGGGCGCATTGTTTGGCCCACAGGGCGGCAAGTTTATGAACAACCCGCATGGGGCTTTTCAGGACAACACCGACCAAGTGGCGGCTAACACCACCACGGCCTACCCAATTGCCTTTAGCACGACAGACTTTTCAAATGGCGTTACTCTGCAAAGCGGTAGCCAGCTTGCGGTGGCGATGGACGGCATCTTTAACATCCAGTTTTCGGTGCAGCTTAAAAATACAGACAATGATGGTGCTGATATTGACATCTGGTTTCGCAAGAACGGCACGAACATTGCCGACTCTAACAGCCGGTTTCATCTAGGCCCAAGAAAATCATCAGGCGACCCAAGTCACTTGATAGCGTCATTGAACTTTTTTGTCAGCCTGGCCAAAGATGACTATGTGCAGATTGTCTGGCGCACTGACAATGTGGCTGGCAGCATTGAGCACTTTGCGGCCAGCGCCAGCCCGACACGGCCAGCAGTGCCAAGTGTCATTGCTACAGTGTCTTTTGTCTCCAACCTACCGACAATCTGATTATGTACATCCCAATAAAAATTCCACCAGGTGTTTACAGAAACGGCACAGAGTACCAAGCTGCTGGGCGG